GTTCCGTGGCGTCGTAGCTCTTCGGCGCCGGCGTGCTGGTTTTCTCCGTAGGTAGCTCGTCTCCGCCAGCCTTCGGCTCTTTGCCTAGCATGGCCCGGCCTTCGTTCTGCGTGATAACCGCACGGCCGCCGGTTAGCTTTACGATACTCTCCGCCCGGCGCACTTCCTGTAGCTGGATGGCCGGTATGGCTCCGAAGTCCCACGCGAACCGAAGACCGGCCGGCGCCATCAGTTGCCGATTGATTGCCTCCGCTAGATTGTTGGCGCTCGGTATCGTGGTCTTCGTGTATAGGTGTTCATCGTCCTTTTCCGCTACGGCGTGATTAGCCGCGCTGGAAAGCATAAGAGATTCCGGTACGCCAAAGGCCGCATTAATCGCTTGCCTTTGCTCTAGCGTTATGTCCACGTTGGCAAGGTCTTTTAGTCCGTCGCCCACGGTGTTTACGTCTACGGCATCGGATTCTAATACCTTGGCGTCTCCGGTCCACTTGCCCCGAAAAGCCTTCTGCCACCACTTCTCTAGCTCGTCTCTGTTCTCCTTTCGCGTGCCCCTAGGTACGGACAGAATCGTAGCGCGAAGTAGGCCACGGTCTAGGTGTCCATCCAAGAACGTAGACAGTGAATCTAATACATCCCCGTGGACGCGTGCCGATAGTCCGTCCGCCGCTCCCGGCCCGGATTCTATGTACGGGTCTGGTTCGAATACGTAGAAGCACTCTTCCAGCGGATACGGCTTCTGCGCTAGTCCGCGCTTTAGACCGATCATAGGGCCGCCGCCATCGGCGTACGCTACGTGCGTGTTGGCCGGGGACCAATACTGCAAGCCGGCCAGCTTGCCGCTCGGAATCTCTAGTACCTGTTGCGCAAAAGCTCGGCCCTCTAGCGCTAGGCTGGCTTCCCACTTCGCCAGCAAATGCCCGAAGCCGTCCATCCACTTTAGCGCCGGCGGTATGGCTTGCGCTCCCGATTGATAGATCGGCTCTTTACCGGAGCCGTACACGGCCCACGGGATAGACGCCAGCGCACGGGAGCGAATCACCACGCAACGCCGGACCCACGATACGACGGCGTACGCCTTCTGTACCGATAGCGCCGGATCTTCGGACGCCTTGCGCCGGATCAAGTCTACTAGCTCGTCTCCGCTCGTTACCGTCTCGTAGGTCTTCGCGCCGGGAAGTAGCGCTAGGAATTGATTAGCCATGTTGCTTCCTGTACGAAATGTGATTTAACGGCGTAGCGGGTGGCGTCTAGCGCGTGATTAAACGCGTCTATGGGCTTCTCGGTCGGGTTCCCTTCGCGGTCTGTTCTCCACTTGTACGCGTAAAGCTCTGCCTTCATGTCTTCGGACCTATCAGTTACGTGTAGGTTGTAGCGCTTTACGGCGTCTATGCCGTCCAGAATGCTTTTTTTGGCGCTCTGGATATTGTAACCGTGCTGGTAGATCTCCTCTATTCGGTCTGGTTCGTGGTCCGCATAGATGAAGTCCGAAGCCGGTACGTTTAATCTTTCTAGCTCTTTGATTAGCGCGGCGTTCGTGAGTCCTGTTCGGAACAGAACTTGGTCCGCCACTATGTCCGTTTCGGACACGCGGGTTACGCGCACCAATACGGTAGGGTCAACATACCCGAAATCTAAACCCCATACAACGTCCTCCGTGTCCGTAGGGAAGACGCCGTACGGATACCACTCCGGATAGATCAAGCCTACCGAGCTAGCGCCCCACTCTCCGCGCTCGTATACACGCCGGCTGTCTTCGCCCTTGGACATTAGAATGCGGCCGTAGCTCTCGTCCGTAAACGCGTTGTCTCTCCATGTCGTATGGACTATTAGCGCGTCCTGTTGGGTCTTGTCGAAGAACCTACGCTTTAGCCAGTGCCGCTCGTTCTCCGGGTTGAACGTTAGGGCCATCTGCCGGTAGTCCGGGGACGCCCCACGTAGGCGTAAGTCTAGCTGGTCGAAGTCCTGTTCCGTTAGCTCCGTAGCCTCTTCGATCCATATGGACGTAATGCCGGCGATACTCTTTAGCCGCTTCTCTTTGTCTAGTCCTTTGTGGAGTATCTGGCTACCGTTCGGAAACTCTAGCGTTAGGTCCGTCTGGTTCTCCGTGTACGGTATGCCCTCTATGTCGCATACTTCCTTTAGTAGCGCGTACGTGCTTTCCTTTATGTCTGCGCGCACCTTCCGGCATACCAAGATCCGGTGCCCCGGCTTGCTGTACGCGCGCTGCACTACCTTCTGTGCCGTTACGAAGCTCTTCCCACTGCCGGCGCCTCCGTATAACAGTAGGTAGCGGCCGGTAAATTTCAGCGCCGGTATATACGCCGGGCTGGTTTTCATTATTCGGCTTCCTCTTCGTAGTCCGGCGGCAAGACTATTTCCCACTCTTGCTTCACTTCCTTTACGTCCACTTGCGTATGCGTCTTCCGGACGTAGCCGCGATCGGCGCCTTGGCTTGTGAGCATTAGCGTTATGGCCCACCCTTCTCCGCGCGCTATGGCTTCGTCTAGCTTGCTCTCCGCTAGGTCTAGCCGCGTACTCCTACCCTCTAGTATTACTTCCTCTACCGCCGGATAGGTCGCCAGCAAGTTGTAGATATGCGATAGGTGGCACTGCAAGACCCGCGCCATTGCGGTCTTATTGCCCTTGCACTTCCGGGCCGCCTCTATTACTTGTTTCTCGGAATAGCGGCTGTTCTCTAGAAGCAAATAGCCCTTTTCGTTTTGCGGCATAGTAGTAATGCTCTCGCGCGCGTGAGCCTTCTAGTTTCTCTAGGCTTGCCACGGCGGCGTAGCGCCTACCAGATGGCACGTAAGGAAGCCGAGAGAAAAGATTAGAATGATTGTGGCATACCAGCGCCGGCCGGCCGCGTGCCAGAATGCTTCGCTAATCGTGCTGGTCTTATCGCCCTTCCGCCATACGGCTACCACTTCGTAAAGAATGATGGCGCCGGCGAATAGCGGGATAGCCCAAAGTGCGTAGTCTCCTTGCATGTTAGTGTACCCTTGCGGCGTCTACGTCCGCTTCGGTCCATGCTGGATCGTACGGTACTTGTGCGTCCTTCTGGCATACCGTAGTCAGGCATGCGTCTAGCGCCGTCTCTAGCGGCGTGTAGGCCGGATTAATGGCCGGCGCCCCGTTCTCTATGATAAACCTAGGCACCACGGGTTGCGTGCGGATAAGCGCCAGTGCGGCGGCGTAGCGCGCTTCCGCTAGTGCCGTCTCTAGTCTCGGTACGAAGTCGCTACCTAGCGCCCACACGCCGGACAGATCCGCGAAGACGCCGGCCGCTGTAAACGCCGCGTCTGCATACGCGAAGTATTCCGTTAGCGTTACGGCGGTCATAGTCCCCGGCACTGTTGCCGATAGGGCCGCCAGCACGGCCGCCGCGTCCATTTCGAATTCCGGATCTACCACGTATGCGGCGTAGCCTAGCTCGGTCCACTCTTCGGAATGGTCGTAGACAAACGCGTGCGGTATGGAACCGTCTTCTTCCGGCGTGCCTTGGGTCTTGTAGTGTCGGTCCATTACTGTACTCGTAGTGCTTGTCCCTTGATGAATAGGCCGCCATCCGGTAGCGTGATAGTGGAAGGCGTGGTGCGGCGTTCGAAGCCGATACCGCCGGCTCTGTCTTGGTCTACTGTTGGTCCTTGCGTGAAGGTCGATCCGGATACGTGCGTCAGTACGCCGTTATCGTCTTCGTAGACTAGCTCGGTAGTGCTTAGGGCAAAGATCCGGGAACGCGCCTCCGGAATCACGTTGGCGCCGATCCCGGTTATGCTTGTGTTAGTGTTGCTTGCGTCCTCCGCCATCTTCGACGCATGCCGGAAGTCGCTGGCGTTCGTGTCGTAGAAAAGGCCGGCCACGTTGCCGCCGTCCAGTACGTCCAGAAGGCCGGCCGCTTGCGCGTAGTCGAAATGCCCGGCGTTAGTGCCCCTACCTGCCGCAGTCGTAGTAGTGCTTCCGGTTAGGTTCCACTCGTCCGCGTCTCCGGATGCACCGGCCCCGAAGGCGAAGCCGGCCGTAGTCGCCCGGTCATGTACGAAAAAGTCCGCGTTGTTGCCTATGTCGTTATCACTCTGGCTATCGTCTAGCGTGCCGTCCGCTTCGGCGAATCGTCCTATGGCGCAATTAGTGGCCGTAGTGCGGCAAACGATAAACTGGCTGTAGGTCTCGTTGTAGTAGATACCCTGAAACCGAGCGAAGCTGGCAGACCAATTATATTCCCAAGCCTCCGTCCAGTTGTCCGGGTCCGCATCGGACATATCTATGCACTTTATCCGGCCGTTTTCATCGTGGAAGGCTAGGTAATCGCCATCGGAATCCGTGCCGCTGAACGCGTAGAACTCTCCGCCGTTACTGGTTAGCGTGGCCGGCATAGCCGTAGACAGCGTTAGCGTGCCTAGCGAGTTGCCGCCTAGGTCGAAAATGTCCACGGTGGTAGAGCTAGTACGCAAGCCGATTACTACGCCGCCGTTCTTGTGCGTAACCGGGATGGCGCCTACGTAGGACGTTCCGCTACCTATCGTTAGGCTCCGCTCTGTAAACGCGGCGTCTGCGGTGTAGATCTTTATGCCATCGGTCGTAGGTACGTATAGCTCTTCGTCCCCGGTTAGGTCGCTGGCGCCCGGCGTGCTGGTGGCCTTTACCAGTACCGTTGTCCCTTGCGGCAAAATCTCTTTGTCCAGCACGGCCGTATCTGCGCCGGCTACGGCGGCTACGGTGCCTGACAGTAGCGTGCCGGCTACGTCCGGATGCTCTACGCGGTAGTCGATAGATCCGGAGCCTATAGACATTAGCGTTATGCTCACTTCGTCCACTAGGTCCGTCGTGTCCGGGACCGTGTGAACTAGCGTCCATGTGCCCACTGCGGTAAGCTCTATACAGTCATCCGTTTGCTCGGATAGCTGGTGAATCGTAAACGTGCTGTTAGCCATTGTGCTAGGTGGTTCTAACGGCCATGCCGTCTATGTAAATGCCGCCGTCTCCTACCGTAACGGTCTCGCCCGTGGTCCGGCACTCGTAGCAGATCCCGCCGGGGCTGTACGTGGTGCTTATGTCGCTGGCCGTGTACGTGGTCGTAGATAAGTGCTGTAGCACGGACCCGTCATTGAAAATGCAAGCCGTGTCGCTGATTACAAAAAGCTCCGAGTCCGCTAGTGGCGTCGGGTCCGAGCCGTCCGTAGTGTCTACATCCGTTACGGTGTTCGTGGCGTTTTCTAGTTGCTTGTTGCAGTGCTGGAATTTTGTATTGGCGGCTTCGTACTGCAAGCCGTCTACCGCGCCATCGTCCATAGGCGTTTCGCTTCCCGCCGCCGAAACGTTGTCAAAGTGTGCGCCGCTTACGTGCGCCGTGTCTGCGGCTATCGAAGACAACGCCACGTATGCCGTCCTACAGTCGGCGCTAGCGTCATTACCAAAGGCAAAGACCCGGCTTCCGTCTCGGTCCCCTAGGAAGAAATCCATTAGAGACCCGTTGGTAGCGGACCGCGTGCCGGATTCCGTGCCGGCCGTCTTGTCCAGAACCACGTACGTAGCCGCGTCCTTTAGCGTTAGCCACTGGTCGTTTACTTCGTTGTAGAAGATCCCTAGCACGGACGTAGTGGCCGAATACTCCCACTCTTCTACCCAATTCTCCGGGTCCGCGTCTGCGCAGTCTAGGCATACGAGTAGGTTGGTATTCATTACGAAGGCTACGTGGTCGCCATCGGAATTCGTGCCGCTAATCTGGAAGTTGCGCCCTCCGGTACGTGCCGGGATGGAAGCCGGCGCGGCGGTCGATAGCGTTAGCGTGCCTTGGCTGTCTCCGTTTAGGTCGAAGATATCGACGGTAGTAGAGCTAGCCCGGACGCAAATAACGGCGTTCTTGTGCATCATAGGAATGGCGGCCACGTAGGCCGTGCCGCTTCCGAAGTGCGCTAGCTCCGCGAAACCGGAGTCCGCCGTATACACCTTTACGCCATCGGCAGTAGGCACCCAAATTTCGTCGTTCCCGGTTATGCCGGTCTTGCTCGGAATCGTTACGCCTTTTACCCAAACTTCCGAGTCCGCCGGCAATACCACGCCGTCCAGAATCTTTACCGTGCCGCCTACCGTGGCCGCTCGTGAAGCCGATTCCAGTAGCGGCATGCTCCGATTATCCGGATGGATAACCTTCCATGCAATCGTAGCCGTGTCTCTGGCCCGTAGCTGTACGGTTACTTCGTCGCCTTCCGCCGTGGCCGGTACATCGTGAACTTTGACCCACGTAGTAGACGTAATCTCTATCGGGCCGCCGGTCATTTCCGACAACGGGTGTACTGTATTTGCGTCTTGTGCCATGCTATCGCTGTAGGTATCGGACGGCCGAAAGGTTAGTAGACCCGCCGCCGCTGGCGTTTATTTGATCCCATACGGCCGCGCTGGTAGTGGCGTCTCGGCACAGCCATACTTCGCCCAAGTTGCCGCCGGACGTAATCACCCAATGCGACCGGATACCGTAGCCAGAAGCGCTATCGTCAGTAGACACAGGCCGCGCGGACGCGGTTAGGTTGTCTTTGATTTCCGTAGTGGCGCCGCCGGCTATCGCTATGCGCCCGGCGTACGCGCTTACGTCCGCCTCTAGGCCGCCGCGTTCGTGCGCTAGCGTGCCGCTCGTAATTATACTGGCCGCTAGGCTCGGAATGTCTCCGGCCGCCAGTACGCGCCACTCTATGCCCGTGGCTTCGCCGCTGGCCGCTACCGGGAACGTGTCGTTGGCGCCTACCGATAGGGCCGCCGCGTCCGTGCCGTCTCCTACCAGTAGCGTGCCCTTGATGGATATGTCCCTAGCGGCGTGCGTGCCGGCCCCGGTCCCTACCAGTATATCTCCGGCGCCCGTGTAGTCCGAGTCCAGTACGGCTTCGGCTAGGCTGGTAATGTGACCCCACACGGCGGCGCCCGTGCTGGCGTCTAAGCACACGTACGCTTCGCCGGCCGTAGTGTCGATCCACCGGGAGTCTACGCCGTACCCTTCGGTGTTGTCATTGCTTACACCCGGCTCCGTGTTGGCCGCTAGGTTGTCTACTACTACTTCGTAGGTCCGCTCTCCGGTCCGGCGCATGTGGCCGGCCGTGGTGCCGCTAGCGTCCGTATGCCGGATGAATGCCGGCGTGGTCCGCCGCGTGTCCGTGCCGCCGGATATGCTCCCGCTGGCGGCCGTTACGGCGCCTAGCTCTAGGTAGTATCCGGATGGCGTGGAAGTCTCTACCGTTACGTCCGTAACCTTGTTGTCTCCGTCCAGCGTAAGCGCTAGGTAGACCGTGGTGGTCGCATCGTCCGCAACGGTTACGGTCCACGTTCCGGTTACGCTCACGTACCGGCCTTGGATAATGGCCGCGCCTCCGTTGAACGTTGCCACAAGACCCGCGCCGCTGGCGTAGTCGAAGCCGGAGACTACCCAATCTGTAGCGCCGGCCAGCGTATCGAAGAGTAGATGGCTTAGAATTTCCTCCAAGCCGTATCGCCCTTGATTGGTCGTTGTCGCTATGTCGCCCCCGGTGGGGTGGACTAAGTGCGTACTGCCCGTTAGTGTTGGCATGCCTACGCCTCTGTAATGTCTATCGTTACTTGGTAGAGTACCTGTATAGCGCTACTCTTGTCTATATCGGCGTAGACGAAACGGTTGAAAATGGTTCCATCGTCAAAGAAAATGCCGGCTTCTTTCAGAACGTATACGTTTAGGTCTCCGGACGCCAGTAGGTACGAATAGACTATCTGCGCACTGTTCTTTACGGTCTGCGTAAACGAGTCGGAATTTACTTGCGTGCCTAGCGCCGTGTCTCCGTCCGCTTCCGCTGTATCGTCCGTTCCGATCCGGAAGGTTGAAAGCACGGCGGAGCTGTCTCCGGTCAGAAGATCCCGGACAACGTTTAGCCCGGCCGTAGGCACCTTGTTGTGCCCTAGCTCCGTGCGCAGTACATCCCCGGTCTCGGCGTCCAGAACCGACACGCGGAAATTGACGGTAGCGCCAATCGGCGCGCCACCTTTACGGCGCTCCGTACTCACACATGCCATAGGGTCCACCGTTTCCATCGTATCGTAAAAAGTAATCGACGGAAGTAGCCGTTTCCGTCATGGAGAATTGCAGATTAGAGCCTAGGCTGATTAGCTGTACTATGAACTCGTCCCCTACGTTGATAGAGTCCGGACGGGTGAAGCGCCGCCAAAAGGATTCCCACCCGCCGCGCGATTCTCCGGAGATTAGGGTAACAGTATACTCTAAAGTGAAGTTGCCTTGGTCCTTCGCCTTTACGCGGTCTACTAGATAATCCCCGTTTATGCCAAGCTCCGGAAGCTCTACCGGGATTAGCTGGCCCGGATACATCGTGTTATCATCCGTCGTTAGCTTAATCGTCTGTTCTATTTCGGACGTTCTCCGGAGCTTGCCGGCCGCCTTGTCGCTGGCCGCGTTCGTGGTCTCTATGCTTACGTCCGTCTCTATGCCTTCGTAGCGGCCGGAAGTGCCGGCGCTTACCGCCGCGCGCTCCGCTATGGCGCTGGCGTCTTCGGCTTCTACCACGATAGGGAAGAGTCCCTTGTACGTAACCGAGATAATATCCGTGGCGCTTAGTACGGTCTCGTTCTCGTCATGCTCTATTTCTACGTTGTCCTTCTGCCAGTAGATAACCTTTCCGGTATCTAGTCCCTTAATGCCTATGTCCGCCGCGTCTACGGCCACTGGCCCGGCCCCACGGTCGATCGTTATGGCGCTCGGCTTCTCGGCTACCTTGAACGATAACGAGAATACCCGGCGTTCTCCGTCTCCGGATAGGCTCTCGGTCTTGGCGTCGGTTATCCCTTGGCCGCCTCTGACTACCCACGAATTTACGTAGCCGGTTAGCTTGCGGTCCGTGGATAGCGTCCGGAAATTCCTGCTGGTAGGCGTTATCGCGTACGTGCCGGCTACGTCTCCGCGCGCCACAAAATGCAGATCCTTGTCCGCGTCGATCCACCACGCGTAGCCCATTATTTCGGATAGCGCGTCGAAGGCGTCCGCCACGGTCCGGTAGCTGAATACCGCCTTCTGGATGGACACGCCGCTAGCCTTTACGTTCGTGGTCGTAACGCCTTCATTGTTCAAGAAGTTGGTAACGATCTCGTCCACTATGTCTTCGAAAAGCTCCGTAGTGTAGACCGCGTTTATACGCCGGCGCTTCGCTATGTAGCTATTGTCCACGCACGCAATCCCGTAGATAACGGTGTACGTACCGTCCGGGTTGTTCGTGTATTCGTGGACGCTAATCGTCTGGATGGACCCGCCGAAACGCGTTAGCCCGGATACATCGTCTACCAGCGTAACGGCGTCCCCTACTTGGTAGGACCAAGACAGCGTGCCCGTGCCGGTCTCTTTCAGAGCGAAGCCTAGGCGGCCGTCTCCGTTCTGGCTCCAATCGCCATCCAGCGCACCGCCGGCCGCACCGCCGGCTAGTGGGAATACTTCCGTACCGTCTATGCGAAGAGTAAAGGCCATGTTCGCAATATAGCCGGCTCCGGAAACTTTGTCACATTAACACGGGGCGGCCGTGGCCTTTGCGTCTACTTGTCTCGCCTTTACTACTAGCGTCCACTCTAAGGCGCCTAGCTGGCCCATCAAGACGCGGAAGGCTTTCCGGCTACTGGTAACGGCCCACGCGCCTTCCAGCCAGCCACGCGCCACGCCGGGCGCAATACACCCGCGTAGGTCGCTCGGCGTATTGCCTACGTGGAAAAGAATATGCGTCCGCCCCGGTACGGCTCGGATCTCTATGGCCTCATACCCGCCACGGTTGTAGCGCCGTGGCGCGCACTGGTAGGTACCTTCTGGAATACAACTAGCTCCCACGGCGTTGCAATTCCACGGCTGTTCTACCGTATAGAGTATCTGCCCGTCCGGGAGGAATAGACGGCCATACGTGCCGTCCGGGGCGTACGCGAATCGCTCTAGAGTTGCGGTTAGCATGCCTCTAGATTTCTATTCCCTGCTTGTCTACGTCTATGCCGAAGTGCCGGGCAATCCGTTCGCCTAGGTCTACCATTTCGGCGTAGCTGATCTTCTTGTCTTCCAGCGTATCCGGTAGCCAATCCGCGATTAGCATTAGAAGGCCGCCGGCCTTCAAGATCCACTGTAGCGCTTTAAACTTGTTCATAATGTACCTAGGGGCTTCGGGGTTGTCGGTTGGTATTAGCGCCGGGTCCATCGGCGGTAGAACGTCTATGGAGATTCGCTCTAGCATGCCTAGTCCCGGCTCTGTTTTAATTCCGCAAACGTAGTAATTGCGTTCGCTTGGAAATTGCGCGCGTCCTGAATGTACTCGGTTACGCGTTCTTGGAAGGCCGCCGTTACCAGCTTGCCTTCCTTCTGTAGCTCGAAAGAAGCCTCTACCACGCGTACGGCGTCGTTGTAATTCTGTAGCATTCTTTCCAGCGTTTCTATGCGCTTCTCCTGCAAGGCGTCCTTCTCCTTTACAAGAGTACGGACCCACAAGAATAGAGCCGATACAACAGGAATTGCCACGGCTTGCACTATCCACACGCCTGCACCTTCGGGCATTGTTCCTACCAGAATTTTTTACGCTCCGCTCTTAGGGCTTTCGCTTCTTCGAAAGTGCCTTCCGTGCGCGCGGTCATGGATTGTAAACGCGTCATAATAGTGTCATAGGGCGAGTCGGCGTCTACCGATCCGTGCAAAGATATAGAGATTCCCCGTATCTCTTTTTTGCCGTCTTCGGTTTCTGCCACGCTCCCAATAGAGAGAACGCGAAAAGACCTACCACTTACGCCACGGCCTTTGATAATACTTTGGTATGGCGCCCCGGTGGCTAGAGCTTCGGATACTAGGGTCTGGCTTCGCGCTAATTCTGTTTCGTCCCATACGCGCGCGGCCCAATCTTCGTAGCGGACGGAATAAAGGCGGCCCGGCTCCGGGTTCTCTACGGGCATGCCCCACATTTCGCACGCGTTGGCGTCCCACAAGATCGTGTCGCCTCCGGTCCACACGAATAGGGCAATCTCCCGTAGTTGAACGAAGCCTACCCAATCGCCCACGGCGTCCGCATACGTGCGTGCCGTGGCTACTGGCTTGGCTATGTTTCGCATTACGGCTTCGGTTAGCCGGGCGCGGTGGACCCACACTATTAGAACAGTAAGTACCGCACTAGCTAGCGCGATAAGGTAGTGCTGTATTTGATCCACGGCGCACGGTGGCTAGCGGTTGTTGTTGTGATAACAATACGGCCGCCGGCGCACGTTGTCCAGCTATACGCCGCGAATTGATCTACGCGTGCCAGCCTCTACCGTTATGGTCGTTTTCCGGTACGCTGGTAGCTGGTCCATGTGCGCCGCTTCTAGGCGCGCTCGTAGGCCGTCTCGTTCCTCCGTGCCTACGTAGGCCGTAAGGATTAGGTACACGCTGGCTATGCGCATGCCGAGTAGCGCCGCTATGGACGAAGTGCTGTACCCGTTATCCCAAAAGTACCGGACGGCGTGGCGCTTCCATACTTCCTCTATCATGTCTTTGGCCCTCCTTTTCCCGTGGTCTCTCGCTTCCGCCTTTGCTCGTGAAATGCGCATGTGTCCTCCGGCGTTTTGCTCTTCCGGAATTCTGACCCGGCGTACTGGTAGCATACGCCAGCCACGGCGCCAAATGCGTAACAGTTGCCGCACGTTTTGGACGGGTCCGGCTTCCACTCTTCGGAATACACGCCGGTACGGAATCCCTTAATCCTCCGCCTTAGTCTCTTGATTCGGTTTAGCATTTATATGCCCTCTGGCTACGGCCTTCCGGCGTTTTTTAAGCTCCGCGCGCATGCTGGCCCGGTGTGCTTGTTCGAAGGCGTACGGCACTAGCGTAACCGGCGGCGCCTTGCGTGGCTTCTTATTTCCCATTTCGTGCTAGCCTCTTTGCTTTTGGGTCCATCGTGAACCAGAATGCCTCTGTTCTCCCGTCCGAATACGTGTATACGTGGTCGCATGTCCATCGTATGCCGGCGTTGTCCGTGTAGCTCTCGCCGGCTTCCGGCCTCATCGGCACCGGCCCTTCCATTGCGCGCGGTAGATCCCGGACGATAACAGATAGCCGACCAACGTATAACGCTAATAGAAAGACAAGCGCGCCGGCAAATGCGCCCAATAGAATTACGTACATATTATCCGCTATGGATTCAAGCATGCCTAGCGGCCCCCCGGCCGGTCTTGTCGTTCTGTCTTCGGAAGGTTCGTAGCACGGTAGCCAGTAGCCCTCTACAGTCGGCGCACAAGTACGTACGCGCTCCGCCTATCTCCAAGGTCGCCACGTTCGGCGCGTCCGGCATGCGGCACTCTAGGCACCTTGTACGTTCCGTGTTAAAGATTCTCATATCGGTATCTCGTCTAGTAGTTGCCACAAGGCCGCGCGCAATACGTCCGGGTCTTTTATCGTCTGGTCCGTGTTCGGCCCACTGGTCCGGCGTACGGTTATCGTTACGCTCTTGATGGCGCTGGCTGTACTTGTGCTGGATGGCTTCGTTAGCTTCCGGCCCATTACGCTTGCCCCGCTGGCTTTCTGGTTTGGTAGAACGCTAGGCGCGCGTCCGTGGCTCTGTTGGCGGCCTTGTGTAGCACGGTTATCGTTGCCGGGTTCGGATTAGACAGCCACTCTACCAGTGCTTCGTGTAGCCACTCTAGCGCGTCTACGTACTCTTTGCTTATCGCGGCATTCATCGGTCTAGCTTGTACTCTTCCGTGTCCGCCAAGGTAGTACATCCCCACCCGCGTAACTTCTGGATGGCTTCGGCGGTTATGCCGGCGCCCTTCTGGATGTTCGCGTTTAGGTCCATCCACTGTAGATTCGAATTGGCGCCGATTAGCGCCGGGTCTATGCCGTGCTTGAACCCGAACGAGACCGGCACGATATGGTCTAGCGTAGCTCCGTACGTGTAGCCCGGTACGCCTTCGGCTCTCGCCAGCTTCGTTACGGCCGCCACGGTCTTACGGTATTGCTTGTAGCGCTCGGTCCGTTTCATTTGTCTGCCCCGTCCCCCGAAGGGTCGGGCTTCGGGGCTGTGGCGCGAGATAGGTTGACCGCGTCCATCAATGCATCCTCCTCGTGGGCACTCGCGGTGTCGCTTTCGGCCCATTCAACAGCCGCGTCGTAGACGGGCCGCAGTCGGGCGAGTTCGGATTCTGCTTTTGCGATCGTGTTAGCCAGCTTTAGTGCCGCTGGCGCAACATCCCGTAGCCGCTCGTTTTCCTGCTCCAATGCCTCGGCTTTGGCAAGGATGGGGGTGAGCATAATGGGATCTACGAACCGACTCGGCAAAATCGAAGTGAACGTATCAAACGTGATATCCTCAACCTGCTCGGTGAATGTTTTCTTCTCGGTCATTTCGGTGCCTCCTTTTCGTCCTGCGGGGCTGTGGCGCGGTTATTCCAGCTATGGAGCGTGGCCGCGTTGGCGCCGCACTGGAAACAACTAATGCACCCGTACTCTACGCCACGGTCCCGTAGCTCACTAATGTACGTGTAGCCCACTTCGGTAGACCCGCAGAACGGGCACGGCTTCGCGTCTGGTTTCATAGTCCTTGCCTCCGGCATTTACGAAATGTCATGTACGCCATACGCCGCATGTGCCGGCGGCGGCCCGCCTTGATCTCGTACAATATGGGCCGCATGCCTTCTATTGCTTTAGTAGCGCCTACGAAGGCGGCGCCTACATCTTCGAACGCGCTCTGTAGATCGATCGCGGCGCCTATCATTGTTTGCTTCGGCTCTTTCATGGCTGGCCCATTACCCAAAAGGCGGCTAGTCCGAAAAAGGCGCCTTCTATGTTGCCAGTGTAGAAGGCCACCCCGGCCCCCACGATACACGTTAGCCGTGCGAAGCCGACGAAGCCGGCTATAAACGTTTCTTGCTTTTTAGTCGCCATAATGGTTTCCCTGTTTTCTGCGGTACACGTTCGTAATCGTCCGTGCTACTCTGGTTCTTGCCGTTCTTGCTTATCGCGTCCAGCATGCCTTCGTAGGTTACGAGCTTGGCCGCCGGGTCCGCGTAGGTCGTTGCCCTTTCGTCTAGCCAGTTGTTTCCGCTTAGATACGTTAGCGGGTTCTTACGGAATGCCGGATCGTGCGCGTGCTGTACGTAGTGCGGAATGTCTTCGGCTATGGCCTTGCGCTCTCCTTCCGTTAGCCGCCGCCACATGCGGTAGCATTTCTTCCGGTCGATCTTCTTACCGTACGGATTCCAGAAACGCGCTTCGAAGTCGGCTATCCTTTCTCTTTCTAGGTCTTCTACTTCTTCTTCTACTTCCTCTTCGCGTTTTGCCGTCGTATCGCCCGTCGTTTCACCGTCGCTTCCACCGTCGTTTCGTTCACGGTAGCGCCGGTCCCGGTCACGCTTTAGGCCGCGCTCTCTAAGGTCTCTTTGCATGCGCCGGCTTACGACGGTAAACACGCCGGCCGGGTCTTCGGTTATGTCGGCTACGCCTTGCGCGTCTAGCTCTTCGATGGCTTCGCGCATTTCGGCCGTGTCACAACGGCACACGCGCGCCAGTTGCCGGGGCGTCCCGGTTATGCTCCCTTGGTCCGAATTCCAGCACGCGCATAGTAGGTCCACCCAAATGCCACGGGTGGCCGGTCCGCACATGCCTAGCGCCGGGTCTTTTAACCAATCGCCCGGATAAAATTGGAATGCTGGTTTTCCTGCCATCGGTTTGCTTCGCTGTATGGCTTCGTTAAATGCTCCGTAAGGCGCGCGCGGCCCCGGCGTCCTACGTGACTGCCTGTATCCGCCGGGGTCCGTACGCGCTTACGTAGGGCGCTAGGCGCCCCCAAGTAGTGCCGCTACCTTGTCGGATTTCGTGGCGGCCCCACTAGTGTACGGCTCCTGTTGTACTGTTACAACCTCTTCGGCTAGATACATTCCCTTTAGCGAATCCGGGAACGAGTCCCGCAAGGCGAATCCGCGCGCGCGCATTTTCAGCATGCGTTTAGGGTATTGGCTCCACGGTCCTCTGCCGCCCCAAAGCCCGGCCGTCTTCGCGTCCGCTATGCTAAACCGCGTGGTCTTCGGCTCCGATCCTTCGCGCTGGCATGTGCATACGGCCGCGAAATCGTCCGATGGATACTCGCCTTCGGTCGTTTCGCTGAACGCCTCTTGCACGAATAGCGGATGGCCGAAGACGATAGCTATTACCGCGTCCCCCCACACGGCCGGGCGGCCGCCGATTACGGCTATGTTCTGTACGGCTTGCATCGGGGACAGGCCAAGCTCGGCGCCGAATTGCATAGCCACCAGCACGTTTGCCGGCTTGTTCTTGTAGCTACTTGGCACTAGGTCCGAAGACGCTACGTATTGAGCTAGGCGGAAGTAGCCTTCCACGGAGTCCGGGCGCAATGGCTGGACACGCTGGCCGGCGGCGGCCGTTAGCGTAGCGCGTGGCACGATGGCCGTAGCCGTGGCCGGCCCTTCCTTCGTACTGGCGTCTACTTCTACGGTCTCCACTTCTACCGGCTCTCGCTCCGGCGCGCCTTCTCGTTTTAGCCTCTCGTCTATGGCGCTACTTAATTGCTCTTCCGTGGCCGCTTCCGGGGCGTCCTCTTCCTCCGGGAAGAAGGCCGCCTTTTGCTCCGGCGTTAGTCCGTCTTGTTCGAATAATTCTGGCATGGCTTCGTGTTGGTTTAGGCGAAAAGGTCCGCTTCGATTTGCTCTAAGAAATGCTTGGCTTCGGCGTCGGTCATTGCTTCGGCGTCCGCCGTCTCCGCCCATGCCTGAACGATAAAGGCAAGCGCCAACTTATTGGCGTCCCGGTTAGAAATCGTCGGGTCCATTGCGCCGATAGTCTTTACGATCTCGTTGGCGGCGGCTTGCATGTTGTTCTTGATAGTCATAACGGGCGGCGTTGTTGTTGCTTGTTCTAAGTATACAACACGCCACCCGTTAATGTCAACACCCTACAACAGATTCTTTTAGCGTACTCCCTTTACGTGGCGCATGTCTATGCCGGCTTTCTTCGTGTAGCCCTTTACGAATTTCTCCGCCGTGGCCTTGCGCCGGTAGGCCGTGCCATCCGGGAGAACGCCGAAGCCGGCTTGGCCGATCATAGCCGCAAGCTCCGCGCGCAGTGCGGCCTTGGCGGTCTTGTTCTCTTTGTCGGACACGGCAATTTCCCGCAGTTGCTTGTGGATCTCCGCGCCGCGTTCTCCAATCTCTACCACTTCGTCCGTAACGTCCGGATAGATACGCTGTACGTCCGCGCCGGCCAGCGGGTTTGTGTAGTCCACTTCCGGCAATACGCCTTCCAGAACGCATGTCCAGAACGCCGATTCGCGTTCTATCAAATGCTCTATCAGCGCCTCGTTCCGTTCGATAACGTATAGCCGGAAATCCCGGCCGCCGATCAACACGGCTAGGTGCGCTACAGGGTATCCGGTTACGGCCATGTAGTGCTGAACCTGCAAGAGATAATGGCTAGGCACTTCGTCCGTGCCGGCCGGTCCCCAATCGCCTTTGTCATAGGCTATCTGGCTTACGGTCTTAATCTCTACCACGATCCTTTCGCCTTGCACCACGCGGTCTAGGTGCGCGATCATATGCGGATGCTCCTTGTGGCGTAACATGGCGTTCTTGCGCCGCACCACGCGGCCGGTTTCGCGCATGTACTCCGCCGCTACCAGTGGCTCTAGTAGGTTGCCCCAACGGATCGCCGGCTTGTCGGAAATGTCTTCCGGCGTGGATTCGCCCCGTTTCTCGTAGTAAAGCTCTACTGCGCTCTTGTACGGGTTTAGGCCGCATACCGTGGCGGCGTCGGACCCGCCTATGCCGGTTAGGCGGTTTGCGTGGAATGCTTCGTTTACTGTCATTGCTTCGCTTGTCTGGATTTAGATTCCTACTTCGTCTACGGTCTCTCTGTCTTCGTCTTTGACCACGATAACGAAACCGCCGCCATAGGCGCGGACTACCGTGTACGTCCATTCCGGATCTCCGGCGCGGTACTTGGCCGCGTAGCTCTCGGCTACTTCCTTAGTGGAGAACGGTACTGGCGTGGTGTTGATAGTCATTGTCTCGGCGCTTGTTCGTTTGCTTGTTCTAAGTATACAACGCGCGTTACATAGTTGCAACACTCTAGGTAAAAAAAAGGCGTTCACCTATATTCCAGCCGGCCGGCGTTGCTTCGCCCGGCTGGCTTCGTAGTAGGGGCGCCCGGTACTCACGCCGGGCGCCCCTACGCGTTTCTACGGCGTGCCTTCGTATTGCATCGGGAACGCTTCTAGGTTCGTTTGCATCCGATCCCAAAGGCGTCCGAAGGCTTCGGCCACCAGTGCTTGAATGCCTATAATTCTAGGCACGAATACCAGCGTACCGTTATCTCCGATCCGGAAGCCGAAACGTATACGAATCTCTTCCGGATCTTCGCCTTCGTAGACCGGCACGCGGATAGTCACGAATTCCGGCACGGCTAGGCTTCCTTTCTGCGCTCCCGTGCTGGTTTGCTCTTCGTAGGTAAAGACGTTATCCCCGGAATGCAGATCCACCTTAGATCGAAACGCTACGTTCCGCTTGGCCGACAAGTGCCGCGCCACTTCTAGGACCGTAGCGCCGTCCGGGTCTACTATGTCTAGCATGTTGTCTTCGATAAACTCCGCAAACTCTCGTTGGCGCTGGCCGCCTCCGCATACGGCGTCCCACTTTGAAAACGCCTCCGAATAAACGGCCAGTAGCCGCGCGCTAAAGAGACAGTGCCCCGGCTCGTAGCTCGTAGCGTGGTAGTCTATGATGGCCCGGACAACGCCTTTCGTATGGTCCGCAAATATGGCGGTCCGGTCCGGCACGCCGTGCGTCCGCACGAAGCGCACAAGAGACGCGGCGTTATTCATGTTCACTTGGCCGCGCCTATGCGCCGGCCGTTCTTGGCTGTCTTCGCTCTCCCGGTGGCCGCCTTGTAGGCTGTACCCGTCCGGCACGATAAATAGCCCTTCCGGTAGCGTCTGCATTGCCGTTATGGCTCCGCCCATCTTGGCGATTTCCTGTACGGCTTCTTTCGTTTCGTCCATGCTGGCTTCCTCTATTCGTTGTCTTGAAACTTCATTTCGTGCTGGCGTGGATCTCGCCGCGAAATGCTATTGTCTTGGTCCGTGAAAAAGATAGACGGCGGATAGGACGCCGGCGGCACCTTGGCCGTTACTTGGCCGGATACGTCTACGCGATTCTCGGCCACGGACGCAACCTTAATTTTTAAGGTTAGCACGCTCGTTCCGCCACGCTCCCGCACGGCCGCTATTACTTGCCGTAGGTGGCGGTCCGCCTCTTCGATTAGCTGGCCGCCGTGTACGTCCCCTAGCGCGTCTAGAAAATTGCTATGCTCCATTCTTTGCCTCTTTGTCTAGAGCCTTGTCTATGGCTCGTTTGATCGGCCACATGGCCTTACGTAACGCCTTCTGCGCGTCTTCCGGTTGCTCCGTCTTCCTCCATATCCGTTGCATTACGGCGTAGTAGGAAAGCCCCGCGCGGTCGATTAGGGACCGCAACGAAATGTATTTCTGGACGGCTACAAGGTCTTTGTTTTTCATTCTTCTATTTGCTTGCGGAAGACCTGTACGGCCGCCTCTATCGTGCGCTCTCGCGCCGTCTCGGCTACGTACAATACCGCCTTCGCTTGTGATAGGGTTAGATGGCCTACCGTGTATCCGTCTACGCATAGCGAACCGTCTATGGTTAGCATGGCGCCGCCGTCTGTCAGATCCCAAAGGCGTTCACTGATTCGGCTGTATTGCTCGGATACGCGCTCGGTTATTCCCATCGTTTCGAGATTGTTAGTTGCTGTAAACATACAACACCGCTGGCGTGCTGTCAATACTCTGCAACGCTACTTGTTAGGGAATAGGCTTGGCCTAAAGCTCGGATCTCCGGTACGCATTATTTCCGCGTAGTTGAACTCGGCGCCTAGCGCTTCGGCTATGTTTACTTGGCCGCCCGTATCGTCTTCGTCTATTAGCTCGTTGTTCTGGATTGTCCGGTACTTCGGAATCCATGCAAGCCCTTCCGCGAAGGCATAGCCTAGTGGCGTAACCTTCCATACGCCTACGCGCTTGCTACCGTCTTTGCGCCGCGCTTCCTTGTTGTCGATCAATCCCCAAAACCGGAGCTTCGTGTAGTCGGCTCGTAGCCGCACGGCGTCCGGGGATTCGTCCAGCACTGGTAGCACGTTTAGCCACTGGCCCCGGTTGTCTCTGGACGCATTGCGCATCATTATCAACGCGCGCGCCATCCCGGACGTTATCGTGCGCCGGTATCTACGGACGTACTGGCCGCAACACGGGCACGTAACGCCGGCCGTGGCCTCTTGCTCTACGTGTCTCTTTGCCGCTTCTAGTAATAGCATTGCTTCGCTGGTCTAGGTTATTCGTTGTGGGATATTAACGGCTTTCCAGATACTTCTATAACCACGCGCGCGCCCGTGTCCGGCTCGTACTGGTCTACTTGGACTACGAAGCCGTGGCCGGCTATTTCGTACGGTCTGGCTTCCGCCATGAATTGTACGCGCTCCATAGCCATTAGCCTTTGCGCCATGCGTGGCGACAAGACGCCCGGCCCTAGGTGCGCCGTTATCTTTCTCCGCCGCTTGCCGGCCTTGTAGGTTGGCGCATAGTTAGGCAAGTCCGGACCGCGTAAGGCGTCCCGCGTTTGCTCTAGTTCTATGTTCTCGCATAGTAGTCTTATCCCTATGTCTCCGCCTTCCGGCCGTACCGATAGAACGCAATCGCTAACCGGAAGCGCCGGCCGCGCTATCTCTACGTCTAGGTACTCCGCTAGTGCGTCTGGCTTCGGCTCTACCAGCACTTCGCCGGCCTTCTTGCCGCTGGCCCACGCGGCCAGTGCGCCGCCAGTGAGCTTCGCTAGGAACGTTCTACGGTCTTCCATTCTCTTTCCTCTTTTGAATGTCTTCGACGCATTGCGTGCATATTCTTGGGTCCGCCTTGTAAGACCGTACCGCGCGCCTGACAAGTACGCCGTTATGGGCCGCGCGCCGCGCGTGCCAATCGGCCGCAGACAACCCGCACGCGCGGCACCGCCATATCTGGCCGTAGCTATTTCGAGCTTGTAATCGTTTCGCCATCTTCGGATTCATATGGCGGCCCGGTGGCGCCCATTTCGGTTGCAATCCACCGCCACGTTTCCGCGTCCTCTACGCCGCTATGGTGCCAGTAGCTAGCGCCTCCGAAGGAATCATGCCGCACTAGGCCGGCGCCATCTAGGTAAACGTCTCCGGGCGCCGCGAAGGAATCGAAATCGCCTAGCGCCCAAAGGCGGACCGTGCCGGCCGGCTTCCCGTTTCCCTTCGCGTAGGTCTTCTCTATCATCGGCGGACTATCCGGCGTTAGCGTCTGGCCGTGGTGCGCCAGTGCGCGCGCTGTACTGCGTAGGTCTTCGGCGGCGTGCGCTCGTAGGTTCTCCGGTGTATCGTCCCCGGAAGCTACGGTATCCGTTAGCTCGTCTACGGCGTTCCGGATCTCTTTCAGTAGGTCTGTTCGTTTTGCCATTATTCTAGTCGTTGGTGGTCCACTCGTTACGGAATTTAGTAGCCAGTGCGCGTACGCGTCTAGCTTGCTGGATGGCCCGTATGGCGGCTTGGGTATTGGTCCATGCCAAGAACGGGGCGCCGGCCTTTCGCGCGGCGTGCGCCGTGGCTCGTAGGTTCTTGGCTTCGCCAACGTGCAAGCCGGCCAGACAATCTAGCTCTACTTGCACGTTGGCCGCCGTTAGTGTCGTTACTGGCATAGCTCTATACCTGCGCGTCTGAAATCGCGTTTTCAATTTCGCTCCAAAAGTTGTCGATCTCTTCCCCTAGCTCGTCTTGGGCTTCGTCCCATTCTTCGTCCGATCCGAAAGTGCTACGGTCTATCTCCGTGTCCGGGCGGTCGGCGCTTTCGATCTCTTCCATTGCGGATTCCAGCGCTTGCATCCGCTCTTGCAAAAGCTGGCCGGTAGGCGCTTCCTGCAAGCTGTCCGGCATGTTGTATAGCTTCTCTTCGGTCTCTTCGTAAAGCTCCTGTAGCGCGGTCCCGATTTCTTCGGCCGCCTCTTCGAAATCTTCCCGGCTCGTATCTACGCTGTCTGCCAGATCGTATAGCGTGCCGAAGTACGCGGATTGCGTAAGCTGGCTGGCTCTCGGCTTCGTCTTGCTGTACCGCTTCGCTCCGAAGGCGAATTTCCACCAGTAGTAGCTCTCGCCCTTCTTGGCTACCGGGTTGTCCTTGCGTGCTTTCTTTACGTAGTGTGCGCGTGCCATCGTAATGTCTCGTTTGGTTTCACCCGGAAAGCCCGTAGCCTACTTAAAGACTACGGGCGGCGCCGGGGCGTGCTGGCCTACTTGCACTCGGCTTGCCAGTATTCGTCCGGATGCAGGAAGTAAAACTTCTGGCGGAGATAGATAATCCCGTAACCGCCGTGCTGGAATTCTTCGTCTACGTCCAAGACGCCTTTCTGCGTCAGGGAAGACAAGACGCCGCGCATTTGCGCCATCGGGATTCCCGTCTCTACTACTAGGTCCGGGGCGTTTACGTCGCTAAATCCCGGCTCCGCGTACAGGCATGCAACGAAGGCGCTAACGGTCTTCTGTTCAAGTGCGGTAAACGTGGCGGCGGTTGCTCTGGCTTCGGCGTTGGTCATTGTCTCGTCCGTTGTTCGTTTGCTTGTTGTAAACATACAACCTTACAGGGTTGTTGTCAACACCTTGCAACAATTAATTAGAAAAAAAGTCCAAGGCGCTTCTGTAGCTAGTCGCGCGGCGCTCGTCCGCCAGCGTTCTAACCTTCTCGTCCAGCCGGCGCCATGCTTCCTTTACGGAGTGCTTCGCGTCCACGTTGTAGAAGACGGGCGAGCTATTCATATACAGATGCACGCGCACGCTGAACCCTTCGAGAACCCGCTCTACGCGGAAGTCGTTTTCCCCGTCCGTGGCTAAGATCGTATGCCCATCTACGCTTCCGTGCGTGGCGGCGGCGTTTACTTGGTCGATCGCTTCGGCTACTGTCATTTTTTCGTCCGGTCTATGTTGTGTGAGTTATGCGGCAAGCTGGCGTTTTGCTTCGCCGCGTGCCTTCCAGATGGCCGCCGGACCGAGCGTAGAAACTGCGGTGCTAAACGGCATGCCCAAGATTTCTTCGATCCGTTCGGCTATTACGTCTTCCTTTGTGCGGTTGTCCGCGCGGCGCTGGCGTGCTTCCGCTTCGGCCTTGGCCGTATCCGCCGCGCGCGCTTCCTTCGTTACGTCTTTCTGGTCCATCTTCGCGGCGTGGCTGGCGCACGTAGTCCCCATGTATTCGGCGGCTACTACGTTTCCGTCCGCGTCCAGCACGCCCATTACGACGGTCTTGGTAAGGTCTTCGCGTCCGCAATTCCAGCACGTTGTATGCTCTTCCGTCGTTCCGAGTATTCTGTAGGCTTTCATGGCGGCGCTTGTTCGTTTGCTTGTTGTAATAATACAACGCCGCGCTACCATTGTCAACACCTTACAACGATTATTTTTAGTGCCTAGCCAGTAGGGGCGCTAGCCCGATTAGATCCGGGTGGTAGAACCGGAGGAATTCCGAAGCCCTAATAGTTTCCGTAACGCCTTTGTATCGGCCCGTGGACGTAATGGACCCACTGGTTTTAAGAGACGCGAACCCGGCCGATTCCGCTAGCTCTAGAACGTAGTCCGGCTCTGGTAGCGTGGCGTCTAGGCTGGCGTCCAGATTAAACGATAGGTCAGGGTGGTATAGCGCGCTGGCTCTTAGCGTGGCGGCCGATAGAAGGCGGCCCGGTCCGATAGGCTGGCCGGCTCTATGGTTCGTGTAGCCCGGCCATAGCCGCGCCTCTACGGCGTTTACTATCCACGCGTCCCGCACGCCGGCGTAGGCCACTCCGCGCACGGCTAGCGATTGCCAACGGCCCCACGCGTCCCCGGTCGCCAGCGTATCGCTTCCCATTATCAGTACGTAGTCCGCGCCTTCGGCTAGCGCGTGCAAAATACCGGCGTTGAATTTCGCGCCTAGTGGCTTGTTCGGATACTCTATGTAGCTACCGAAGCCTTCGTATAGCTCCCGGCTGGCCGCGCCTTCGCTCCCGACTATTACCGTATTCCAAATCTCGTTCCTAGGCCAGCTAGCGATTACCGGAATGGATACGGCCGGCCGCTTCCAGACCGGCGTTACGATTGTGATTTTCATTGCTTCGCCCCGTGTATGGTTTTCCAAGTATTGCTGTATTCGTCCGCTAGCATGCGCGCGCCTACGCGCTCCGAAATGCTTCCCCACGCTATGCCGTCCCGGATGGCCCTGTAGGCGTCCGTCTCGCCTTCGAAGAATGCCCGGAACTCTCGTTGCAGAAACGTAGACGCGTAGGCTACGCGCTCTTCTCCGCCGGCTGTAAGCTCTTCCCGGTTGTCTTCTACGAAGAGATTCCGGACGCGCTCTGCAAATTGGATAACGTTCATGGCTTCGCTTGTCTTTGGGCGCCATTGGCGCCCGGCTTCGGTTTCGGTTATCGGATGGCGTACGGGTCTGCCATTTCCACAATGTCCGTATCCAGATTGTACCATCCCTTGCACCCCAAAGACGGGTTCCAGCTATACTGATAGCGGTAGACGCCGTTAGTGGTCACTGGCTCGTCCGTTCCGGCGATCCATGCGCCGCTGTATGCCGCGTCTATTACTTCGTAATGCCTAGCGATCTTCGCTTCGTTCGTCTCGGTAAGAAGGGCTTTCGTGGCGTGGCGGACAGTGGCGAGTGCAAGTGCGGTCATTGTTTCGGCGTGGTTTCGTTGTCGCTTGTTCCAAACATACAACAAGGATTGTATATGTGTCAACATCTTGCAACAAAAAAGATGAAAAAAAGAATGGGCCGGCCCCGCGAAAGACCGGCCCGGTAGACCGCGTTCCCACTGCGGCGCTGTCACGCTCCCGCAATGCCGACTGAAACCCGTCCTACGCTCCGCGCCCCGTGGTTACGTTCACCACTTCGGGCAGATTCTCCGCTACGACGGACGCCACTGTAGCCCCGTCCATGTTCACGTTAATGGTTTGCGTCGGCGCTCCGCCGTCGCCCGTTCCCGTGGCGTTGCTTACCGCCGCCTTTAGGCCGTCTACGATTGTCGGTAGGTCGATAGACGCCATGAATTGCAACGCCTCTTCCAGCATGTGCATAGCCATTTCGGCTTCGCCCATCTGGCCGGCTTGCGCCGCTTCCGACGCTAGGTGTTCGCCACGGCTTGCGGCTGTCTCTATGCCTTCCAGTACGCCACGATCCGCGCCGGCCGCGTTCAGATCCCCTAAGACCCTACGGTACGCAAAGGCCGCATCTTGCATTAGCGGACGGACCCGCGCCCAATCGCCAGCCACGGCCGCGCCTTCGGCTCCGGTTATGGACGCCCCGGCTTGGTCCATTACGTGCGATACCTTCTTGCCTAGCTCTTCCAGTAATGCTAGCTGGCGCGCTTCCGCGTCGGCCGTCTGTTGCGCCGCCGCTCCCGGCCCGGCTACATCATCGTCCGCGTCTCCGGCGCCGCCGGTCTTACTGTCCGGTAGCGTGCCGTGGCCGTTCCCCGGCTCCGATCCGCCGCCGACCCATTCCCCGTCGCTATCGTAATTCTCGGCGTACCATTTCGCGTAGTCCAGCGCCGCCTGTGCTTCGTCTACTTCGGCTTGCGTTACGCCGGACATAGACATTACTAGCGCCCGGAATTCCTCCGAGTTGCTTCCCCACTTGTTTAGTTTCCACTGTCCCGCTTCCAGACTAGCTAGCGCCTTGGCCGCCGCCTCCGCTTGCGTGGCGCCGAGGTCCGTGTTTCGGTCTAGGTACTTCTGTATGGCTTCCTCTATCGTGGCCGAAGTGTTGGCGCCGATCCCCGGCGAAATGAATTGAGCGATCTTCTCTAGCGTGTCGTGGCCTAGGTCGTTCATGCCTTGCGTTCCAAGTAGAGACTGCGCTACCTGCTGTACGGCTTGCACCCAATTAAGCCCTTCTTCGTCCCGTAGCTTGTTCACCGCCTCTAGTGCGGCTTGCTGTACTTGATGGGCTACCGTGCCGTCCGTGTTGCGCCCAATACCTAGCGCCTTCCCGATGGCCTTCCCGATGTCGCCTACCTTCTTTACGACGGTCCCGGCCACCTTGTCCAGAATCTTTCCCGCGTCGATTCCGAACATGTCCAGCACGGCGGTTACGCCGGTTATGGCTGTACCGATTCCCGGTATCATTCCGGCCACGCCTAGTACCGCGTCCCCGAATCCGCCTTCTCCGGTCAGTAGCCCCACGGCTCCGCCGAGAACGCCGCCGAGTCCGCCGCCCATACCTAGCTGTCCGAGTAGGCCGCCCACGGCTCCGCCGATTCCGCCGCCTCCGGTTATGGAGTTGACAACGCCGAAGATAGATCCGGTCAGACCCGAAGACGGGCCGCCGAACTTCTCCATTACCGCGCCGATGGCGCCTTGCCATCCACCCGCGCCCGTCATTAGCCGCGTGGTCTCCGCTATGGCACCCGCTAGGCCGCCGCCGCCGGCATGCGCTTGGTCATAAGCCGCCTTGGCCGCGTCGATTGTAGACTGCTCTAGGCCGCGTATAGACTGACTAGCCGGGTCCGTGCCATCCGTCTTTAATTGTTGTAGCGGGTTCAGCGCTTGCGCCGTGGCCGCGCCCCACTCCGTAACCCGGCCGGCCAGCACGGCAAACGCCGCGCCTTCCTCTATTACGGCGCCGCCTAGCTCCCGCGTAATGCCGGTAAGCACGGTCTTTTCGTTACCTACCTTCCGCGTTTCGCTGGTTACTTTTATCAGAACGCCGCCGAAGTCTTCGTAGCTGGTGGTAGTCTTCTCTACTACCTTCCGGCTACTCTCCGTCTTCTTTTCGGTCTCTTCGTTCTCTTCGCCCAATAGGGCCGCCGCCGTGGCCGCGTCTTCGGCCGCGTCGGCTTCGTCTCCCATAGCCGCGATAGCGTCCCGCGTCTCTTCGGATAGCGCCGCCGTGGCGTCCGTGGTGCCGGCTAGCGCCGCGTCCATCGAAGCAAAATCGGCGCCCGTGTCCGTGGCTGTTCTGGCCGTGGCCGCCGCCATGTCCTCTAGAGCTTTCTTAGATAGCTCGGTATTCTCTTCGAAGGCGTCCGACAAGCCTAGCATGTCTTGCGCCCATCCCGGTAGCATGTTGATTAGCGCTTTAAGCCCAATCTTGAACGCCTCTTTTATGCCTACCCAAATGTCTCCGAAGACCGCCTTTATGTTGTCCCACGCGGCGCCCCAATTCCCGGTTAGCACATTAAACGCCGCTTCGAAGATATTCCCGAACACGGAGAACATCGTTTTCCACGCGTTAGCCATTAGCTCAAAGACCATAACCACGCCGTCTAGCATGTTGCCAAACGCGAAGCCGAATAGCTGGACTAGCGGCGTTAGTACCGTGTCCGCCACTTCGTAAATGCCCTTTATAGCCATGCCGATAAATTCGGAGACCGTGCCGAAGCTACCGCCTACGCCTTCGAAGGCTTCGCCCACTCGCGCGAACGCGTCTTGTAGGCTTCCCCATATGGCCTTGAACGCCTCCACAACCTTCGGAAAGCGCTCTCCCATCCACCCGGTAACTTCCTCCCAATTCAGGATTAGAAGCGCTACGGCGGCCACCACGGCCGCAATGGCAAGCCCTACCGGCCCTAGCGCCGTAGCCACTGTAGCGAAGCCGGCCTTTACGGCCGCAAGCCCTACGGTCATAGTGCCGCCCGGCCCGAACATTACCATTAGCTTTCCAGTGATAAAAAGCAATGGCCCGATGGCCGCCGCTAGCGCACCCACGGCCACACCTAGGTTCATCACCCAAGGCGGTGCCTCCGTGAAAGCCCGGATAACGAAAGACATAGTATCTACCAGCGTTTCAAGCACGCCTTGAATACCGGCGCCGGAGATTGCTATTTGCAATCCTTCCATAGCGGATTTTAATTCCGTTACGGCGCCCTTAAGTCCTTCCTGCATAGTGCCGGCTACGTACTCTGCCGAACCGCCGGAATCCTCTAGCGTCTGGCGTAGCTCTTCAAAAGCCGGCATGCCTTGGTCTATCATTGCCAGCATACCCGGCCCGGCGCGCTGGCCAAAAATCGTCATCATTGTCCCGGCGTCCATACCGGAAGCCTCTAAGGCTTTAAGTAGCTCCGGGATCGGCTTTAGGTTGCCGTCCATGTCCTTTAGCGCGTATACGGTCTTCTCTACGCCGCTGAACATTCCAACCATACCGTCTTTGGACGCGTCCATAGTTAGCCCAAAGTTGCCCAATAGGGCCGTAACCTTGTCAGTAGGCGCCGCCAGCCTAGCCAGCGCTCCGCGTAGAGAAGTACCGGCCCGGTCTCCCTGTATACCAGCGTTAGACATAAGACCGATGGCGGTCGTTACGTCCCCGAAGTCCATCCCTAGGGACCGAGCTACCGGCGCTACGTAGCTCATGGCAGAACCAAGCTGGCTTAGATCCGTGTTTGCGTTCGTGAAGCCGGCTACCAGAATGTCCACCGCGCCGGCGGTCTCGTCGGCAGTCATGCCGAAGCCGGTCATAATGTTAGAAACAATGTCCGCCGATTCGGCTAGGTCCATGTTTCCGGCGGCGGCGGCGTTCAGTACGGACGGCATGGCTTCGTAGATGGCGGCCGTGTCGAAGCCGGCCATAGCTAGAAAGCTCATGGCGTCCGCCGCTTGTGAAGCGCTGAACTTGGTAGAGCTACCTAACTCCTTCGCTCGGTTAGTGAGCATTTCCAAGTCTTCGCCCGTGGCACCTGACAAGGCTTTTACCTTGTTCATGCCTTCCTCAAAGTTAGCGCCGGCGGATATTGCCGAAGCTCCGAACGCCAATATTGGAGCCGTTACGGCCAGCGATAGACCGGCGCCTACGCGGCTTACCGATTCTCCAACCTTGTTGAACTCGGATTGAACCTTGCCATTTAGCCGCTCTAGCTCCCGTACGTCCGTGCCGATCCGTACTACAAGCTCCGTAATAGGTGCGCCGCTCATGTTCCTACCTTCGTTTTTTCGTGCGCTTCCGCCTTGCCGCGCTCCGCGCTCGGCCGGCGTCTAGCTCGTTCCGGATCTCTTCTAAGGTAGGCGTTTGCTTCGTTCCGCTGGCTTCGGGGTATAGCTGGTTAAATGTGTATTCCATGCTACGCGGCTTCCGCCCGTTGGCCGCGTAGTTATGTAGCGCGTCAGTGAGAAAAGCCGTCCTTTGCCATGCGTTCATGCGCGCGGCTTCCTCCCGCTCTATGCCGGCGGAAAGAAGCCCGAACAATTCTGTAAACGATAACTGATCGACCTGACGCGGCGTAAGACCGCAGAAGATAAAGGCCGCTTCGTCTCTACCTTGCGCCGTCAGGAGAGAACGCGGTTTTAGTCCGCGTCCTCTCCCGTTTCCTCTCCGCTTGTTATCTCCTCCAAGGCGGGAAGAATGGCGGCGGTAAAATCCTGTTGCGCCCGTAAGTATCTCGCTACGGCTTTAGCTACTTGCTGGTATACGGCGAACTCGTCCGTATCGGCCAGCCACTTTAGCACGGTAACTTCCTTTATGCTCGGCTCGTCCGGCAGTAGGCTCACCCAAGTCCATTCCGCCAGTAGCGCGGAAGTCATGTTGGACATTTGTTCAGCCGTGTAGATACGCCCTTTTATTTCGGCGTGCCGCAGTGCGGACGGTCCGAATTTTATATAGCGTGTCTTGCCGCCTAGCTCTACATCAAAGGATTCAGGGATACTCTTAGGCATGTCGGTTTTACCTGTTGGTTTAGGTTACTGCGCCTTGGTTCAGCGCGCCGCTAACCTGTATGGAGAAGTCCAGTTGCATAATGCTCTCGTCCGGGAACGAGATATTCTTACTGGTCAGAACGCCGGACCCGTAGAACTCTTCGTCTCCGGCCGTATCCGTCGTAATGAGGAAATAGATTATTCCGGTTGCCGATTCGAAGGCGGCTTGCAGAACGGCTTGCCCCGTGTCTTCTGTACGATCGAAATAGGCCGTACCGTTTATGGTTGAATTACGACGGCCGCCGATGAAGGTCGATTCGTCGCCATCGTCTTTCGTACTGGTTTCCAGTGCGGCGCGCGCACTCTGCACGGCCTTGTCGGTCATAAGACCGCATAGGTCGTAGTTGGCGTCCCCGGAATCGTGCGCTACTGTTGGCGCCGTGGTCCCGAAGTAGCCTAGGTATTTCCGTCCATTATCTGCCGGCATAACTTTATAGCTCGTCTAGTGCTGGTTTTAGCTTTCTGAAATGCTGTCCGAAAAAGGCCGGAGCCGGAACCGGCGCGATTCTGAACCGCTCTTTTACATCCGTCCAAGTCGTTACGTTTACGTCCGTCTTTACGTCCAGAATTGCAACGCCTCTACGCGGTAGGTCGTACACAATATCGCACGGCGCCGCCTTTTGCAAGACACGCCGGTAAATGCTAGCGTCTAAGCCTTTGTCTAGGCCATCGTCCCAAAATCTGTAACGCACGCCGCCGGCTAGCGCCCGGCTAATCGTGGTGCCGGCTCCGGTCCTGCATCCCCTAGCGTAGAATAGCTCTCCGCCCGGCTCGTAGAAATAGATCCCGCGCGCTCTTATAGCTTGGTCGCCTCTCTCTAGCCGCGTCTTTACGTGCCGGCCGTAGCTGGTCGATACGAAGTTATCGGAGCCTAGAATCATTACCGCATCCCACGTAACCTTGCGGTCTTCCAGCCACGCCATCCCGGCGTTATGCTTGTCGGATAGCGGCTCGTTCGGCGCCTCTAGGTAGTTGTATCCCGCGCTCTCGGCTACGGCCTTGCTGGCCTTCCCTTCGCTCCCTACGGCTAGCGGCGTTACCGTGAAGCCGGCCCGTGCCAGCGCGTCTCTATTCCATCGTAGGGACAAGCGCTCTAGATCGTGGCGCTTCCAAAGGCAGGTTAGAATTGCAATCTGCATAGTCGGTTATGCTTCCTGTAACATGAACCGTACCCGAAATGGCACGGTATAGTAGTCCTCTTCGTTCACGTTGGACGCCTCCGCCTCTCCGCCGAAGTCCAGCGTAGCCAGCGACAAGACGAAATCTGATCCGGGATCTAGCGGCGCGCTCCGGTCCGTTAGGGTCTCTACGCATATGGCGGCCAGCGCTTCGGCTTCGGCTCTGGTTCCGCCGATGGCCCGGCATGCTTGCGTGTAGTTGCCGCCCTCTACGTTCTTCGTGCTAAACGGTATTACCGTGGTCCCGTCGATTACCACGTAGGGTAGCGTCTCGCCGGGGACCGGCTCTACCAGCACTCGCCGGCTTCCGGTGTAAGTGCCATCCGCTAGAATGGCCGCCGCCATCTTGGCGCCGCATGCTTGCTTTAACGCCGTGCGTCCGTCTTTCATCTTCGTATAGCCTCTCGCATACCTTGGTTAAACCGAAGCCGATCCGCCTCCGCCGCCGGAAATAGACACGGCATAGGCTTGGTGCCCGGATGGCGAACCTTGCGCCGGAATATTACTTCCCCGTTTACTTCGAAACGTAGAAACTTCGCCCGGCGCGCCGCTATCGTGTGCGGCTTCGTCCCTAGCTCTACGTACTTGGCGTAAAATACGTTGGTCCCCACTTCGGCCCCGTAGTCTCCTACCTTCTGGCGCCGTATGGACGCCGCTAGGTTGCCGCTACGGCGTCTGGCGTTCGCGCGCGCCCCTTTCTGTATCCGGCCGGCGGAGTCCCATACGGCCGTACTCACGCGCGCTCTGGCGGTTATGCTCCAAACGTCTATCGCGGCTACGGCCGTACGTAGATCCGCGTCATCTATCCGGAACTCTAGTACGTTCTTCTCTGCCATCTAGGACACGGTAGCCGTGCGCTTTATGTAGACCGTTAGCATGCGTTCCCGGCGGTGCCGGTCTATGCCATCTATGGCCCACTCGTTGCCGTCTTCGTCTACAAGGTAGTCCGAGTCCCGAAGCGCCCGGCCGCCGCCGAGTCCATCTAGGTCCGAGTTATCCCGGATACGCAATACGCGTTCCGTGGTGGCCCGGATCGTTTCGGCTATGCGCCCGGTGTAGCTACTTGCTGGTTCCGAGTTACCAGAAACCGTCGCCACGGTGGAAGGCGTAGGGACGTTTTCGAAGTCCGCGTTTACGCTGTTCGTGGCGGCCTTGATTATCCACCGTTCCCGCAACCTTCCTACCCGTGGTTTTGGCATTAGACTAGCCTCCGGAATGGCGCCAGCATGTCCAGCACTTTAGGGCTTGCCTTGTCCAGTAGTCCAGTGCCGGCGTAGTCCGTGCCCGGCATGGCGTACAGATCCTCTACCAGCTTCTTTACGGCGGACAGTAGACGCGTAGGCACGCTCGTTCCATCCGCTCCGTAGCCGGCCGTGTAGACGAGCTTAAAGGCCGCCACTTTTCGGTAGGCTGTCCATCCGCCGTTCTGCCGTACGACGGTAGCCGGCGTAGTCCCGGCCACGTAGTATAGCGTAGAATCTACCGTGTTCAGATTTCCGTCCGTGTCGTAATACTGGAAGCTAGTAATGCTTCCAGATAGCGGAGATTCCGGTAGGGTGAAGTCTTCGCCGCGTACGTCCCTAGCGTCCAGTAGAACCGTAATGGTTTTGTTCACCAGCGCCAGCCCGGTCATGTCCTCTACGAAGCCTACCGCCGCCTCTACCAGCGTGTCTATGTAGGTATCGTCCGCGCTATGGTCTACCTGCAAATGCGTCTTGGCTTCCGCCGTGGTAACGGCTTGGGCCGCCGGCGCGCCGCGCGTAATGTGCATGGCTATTCGGTTGTCTTGGCCCTACGTGCCCGGCGTCTCTTTGGCGCTGGCTTCGCTTCGTCGGCCGTGGCTGTCTCTGGCGCTGGCGCGCGTCCTGCGTTCTTCGCCTTGCCCAAGCTAATAATATGCTTGGCTACGTCCGGCTCTAGGTCCGCTACCGTGCCCGGCGCGTAGTAGGTCTCTCCCGTCTTTACTCCACGGTACCCTTCGGTAAACTTGATCCGCATGGCTTCGCCTTTTAGTTGTCGGTCTTTCCCCTAATGTAAAAGGCCGGCGCCTCTTTCGAAAGCGCCGGCCTCTTCTAACCTCTAACCGTGGTGGGCGGTCTAGGTTATGTAGGTCAATTCCACCGTAACGCTACCGGCTGAAACGCTGGTAAAGTCGGCGTTTGTTGTCACGGTTAATTTAACCGTCTTGGCCGCCGCGTGGTAGGCCGTCCCGCTAACCGCTCCCGCGTCTACGCCAGCCGCCGCCGTGGCGAAGACGTTAGGCGTTCCGGTATTGTATCGGTCGGCGTCTGTCCCGTCTCCGATGGTCATAGTTGCGGATGTATCCCCGGCGAACCCGGTTACGGCTGTAATAGCCGCCGCCAGCACGGTAGCGCCGGCCGGGATCGTTCCTACCGTAAGGTCGAAAGTACCCACTGCGGCGCCGCCATCCGTGAAATCGTCAAAGGCTACCGTTTCCTCTAGCTTGACTAGCGGCCCTACGGTCGTTACGCCGCTAACGGCCGGCGTGGCTATGCCGGCGTTTGCCGTAACAAGCCCCGTAGCGTCTACCGTTCCACTGGCCGTAACGTTTGCGAAATCCGCGTCTTCTCCCTTGCGGGGAATAAATGTCTTCTGTGGCATTGTTCTGTCCCTATTGCCTCGCCGGCCGCGCAGCGCCGGGTCTGGCGAATTGAGTAAATAAAAAGCGCCCCGGCAGTGTATCCACCGGGGCGCCTATTGTCAACCTTTAGCGGTTTCGCCTATACGGTCAAGTTATACGAAATGGCCGAAGCCTCTGTATCCCTCGGCGTAAACGAAAGGCGCATCATGGCTACAAGCTCCGTAGCGTCTGCCTGTGGCACGCGGTCCGCCTCTACCGTGAAGGCGCGGCGTGTACCGAGCTTCCACTGGTCGAAGCGCACGCCGAGAATAGATCCCTTCGTGTTGTTGCCTTGCGTACCTACGTCCACTTTACCGGCCGCGTTCGAAAGGCGGTTATCGGCGGTCAGGCACATTTGGTCCGATACGATAACCTCGTAGCCCCAAACGTTTTTCAGATCGCCGCCTTCCACCGTGGCGCCCGTGAATACGTCCCGCGTCTTTACTTCCGCCAGCTTCAAGGAAGCCTTGTGGGTAGTCGGGTCCGTAATAAACGCGCACTTCGCCTTATTCCGGGAGTGCTTACCCACGGTGCCCATAAGGAACATCGTATCTAGGTAATCATCCACGGAAAGCGATCCGCCGTCCCGCGCGTTGGCCGCGCTGTTAGCGATAAGAGCGTTATAACGGAGGCCGTCCCACGCGGTATACCAATCCGTAGCCGCCGGCGTACCGTCGATCTCGTTGATATTCGTCGTGCCCGTCAGCGTATCGTCACCGTTGATAATCGCGGCATCCACGATTTCGGCGCCCGATACCTTCAAGCTCTTAGCCAGATCGGCCACGAAAGGAATAAGCGCATCCTCTACAAGCTCACCGGAGTACGCTACGCGCGCGCCGAGCTTGGCTAGGCTGTGCGTCATTTTCGCCGTTCCGCGCTGGCTAGCGGGGACCGTATGCGTAATCGGCGTGCCCGGATTCGTGGCGATATCGTTAGCTTCCGCCACCTTATACCAAGTCGGGTCCGAAGTATCGTACGGCTCCGTAAAGGAATCCGATCCGGCCGGGAACGCAAACGACGGGAACCGCGAGGCCAGCGTGGCTTCTGTCCGGATGCTCTCCCAAAGTGCGCCCGAATAGGCGGCGCCAATCCACTCGTCGCCGAAGCCGGCTAGCGTGGAGTACATTACTTCATCCGAACGGAAAGCCGGGTTCTTCTGCTGAACATCCCATAAGAACTTCTTGTAGGCTCGGCGTGCCGGGATCAAGTGCGGAGATTCTTTCACTTCGCTAGACAGAAGCCGGCGGCCTATGGCGCGGTAGGCTTGGTCGGATGGACGTTCCGCACGGCGGCCACTGGCGCTTTTAAGCCCTTGGTCCGCGCATGCGTTCAGGAACATGCACATTATAGCGATTTCGTCCGCCTTCATTGCGTCATATTTCCAATCGGAAGTATCCGTAATGATTCCGGGCGCCGTGATTACGTCCGGGGCGGTGGTCTTTACTGCGGCGGCCTTGGCGGCTTCTGCGGCGGCGGTCTGGCTCTCTACGAGCGTAGTAACTGCCGACGCCAAACCTTCAACGGCCTTCGTGTTGGCGTCTGTCGCGGCGGACAGTGCGGCCAATTCTTCGGGTGTCATAACTGGTTTTGTCTTTGGTTCATGCGCTCCGTTGCCTTCCGCCGCGTCCGGTGCCGGCGCCTTCGTGGCGTCCTCTTTGGCCTTGGTCGCTCCGTGTAGCTCCGAAACTGGATTGTCTAACGTCTTGATAGCGAAACTTTTGGGGTCCACCAGCGCGCTTGTGCGCGGCTCTGCCGGCGTGTGCGTTAGCGATACTTCGCCTAGTACCCACTCCGTAATTTCCCAAGCCTTCCCGGTCGGTCCCATCTTGTCCCGGACTAGGTGGCCTACGGCGCCAGTGCTGTAGCCTAGCTCTCCGTCTTCGATCATTTGCAGGATTCTCGCGCTGTACGCGTCCCGCTCCGCCATAATGCCTTCGGCCCATAGGCCGGCTTCGTCTACGTCCCAAGACATTTCGCCAATCTGGCGCGTGCCCATCTTGGAGTCGAAGCCGTGTTGCCAGTATAGCGGCAAGGTCTTGTGCGGCCCGTAGTGCGTGGCCTTCGTGAAGTAGTCCCCCCACAAGTCCGGAGAACCCTCATCCGAGAATAGAAGGATATGGCCGCCTATCCGCGTGTCTCCGTCCTTGGTCTTGCCAAGCACTTTGATAGCGCCGCCGGTAGCCACCAGCGTAGGGAGTACGGCGCCGGCTTCCGTCTTGAACGTTAGCGGCCGGCCCTTCGGCTCTGCCTTCGTTTCGTCTTCCGATCCTTGCGGGGATAGGTAGATATTTACGACGGTCTTTGGTTCTGGCTTCATTGCTCCCGGTATAGGTTCTCCCAAATGTACCCGGAGTGCTTGACTATCGCAAACCGCCGGCGCCTACACCTTTCTTCTATTACTTCTTCTTTCTTCTTCTTCTCTCTTCGCGTTTCACCGTCGCATGCGCCGCCGTTCGTGCGTCGTTTTTACCGTCGTATGGTTATCAACGCACTTGTCCACTAATCCACACAAGATTTATTTCGTCTTTTTTGTTGCAACCTGTTGACAGTATGGTGCGCCGTGTTGTAGTATTGCAACAAGCAACGCAAACGGTCCTATGCCTCTCGCCTCCATACTCTTTTCGGACAAGCTCTTTATGCTAATCCGCATAGCGCAGACCATAGCCGAAACCCTTTAGACCTACGAAACAATGCCTACTATCTCCGGTCTCTTCTCGCCCGTCCACTTCCGCGCCCACTATGTCCGCAAGCACTCCGGCGCCAGTGGCGAATCCGCGCAATTCGATAACGAAACGCCGCTCGGCCCCAAGGTTCAAGTATCTATCCAAGGTCTCTCTAAGGCGCAAGTAGCGGACGTAATGGTAGAGCTTACGTCTTGGGGAAGCGGACCCGGCTTTAATGTTGGCCGTCCGCAAGACGGTTGCGGCTGGACCGTTTCCGGCTTCCGCGTGCCTACCGCCCGTGTTGCCGCTCTTCTCCGAATCGCGCCGGCCAATACGTACATGTCGTTTCATACGTCCGGCCTTGGGCAAACGCCATCCATAGACGCCGTTACAATCGTCTGGCACTAAACGATAAAAGCGCCCGGCCAGTTGCGATACTAGCCGGGCGCTACATTCTCACTCACACAAACGAAACAAGACAGCCGATAGCGTTCGATCTATCGGCCGTCCTATTTTTACGCACTGCCGGCCGGAATGTCAAGCGCTCCACTGAACCACGCACCGGCAACGTACTATGTTATGCGGCCCGGCGCCTTGGCTTGTATCCCCCGGCCATCGTAATTGCTCGCCGCCGACTACGAAATTTTCGCCCTCCGCCACGGTCTGCCCGTTGGCGTCTGCATGCCAAGGCCGCGTGCGCTTGTCCATTACGGCGTTCCACGTTTTCTCTATCGGCTGGCCCGTAGCTCTACCGCCGGCCCACGCTCCCGTATTAGCCGCTCCGTGCGCCTCCGTGTCCGCGATTCCTTCCGGCCGCCATGTGCTAATAGAATCCCACGCGGCCCGTACGGCGCCGGCTACGGCCGCTACGGTAAGCCCTTCGCCTAGTGCGTCCAGCCGCGCCGCGTTTATTATGCGCGCCGTGGTCTCGTTTATTTGCGTGGTCTTGGATACCAGCACGGTAAGAAGGTACGCCGCTATGGCTTCTTGCCACTTGGATTCGTCTTCCTCTTCTCCGTCTTTCGTGGCGCTCTTCGTCCGTGTCGTAATCTCTTCGTAGATCCACGCGGCAAACTCCGGGGCTACGTCCTCCCACAAGCTCCGTAGCGGCTCTGTAAGCGCCTCTCTGTCAAAGGCGCCCACGCCTCCGCTCTCTATGTCTTCGGCCGCCTCCGCGAATTGTGCGGCCAGTACGGACCGGATAGCGCCTACGTGTCGGCTTATCGCTTCGTCTAGTTTGTCGTTGAACTCCGCCGCGTATTCTTCCGCGTCAAATAGCGCCTTGGCTTCGGCCCCGTTTCGCTTGCGCTCTACGGACGGGGCTTCTAAAAAGACAGATCGTAGGGCGGCGCAAATGCGGCGGATACGGGTTCACCCCGTTGCAATCTGGTCCGGATAACGTCCGCTATATCGTCCCCGATTTCTACGCACTCGAAAGGCGCCTCCGGTCCTAGCCGTTGGCACTTCCGTTTCCATTGCAGGATTTCCGGTAGCATGCGT